GTAGGTCACATATTTGCCAGAGCGGCTAAGCCGTTTCTTACTATTCAGGCTGCGCTGAACGTCAAGAAGTGGTGGCTGAATAGCCGATTCACACAAGTTCGTAGGGTGATTCTGACTGTGAACATACAGCCGTGAGCCCGATCGAGTTCAGCCAAGTCTGTGAGTTGATCGCCGAAGTCAGCAAAAAGGCGTACCTCCTAGGCTTCGCCGACAGTGTAGCACGAAAGCCGAAGAACGTCGAGCAGTTTATTTTAGGAAAAAAGTCTCGACTTCTTTTGAAAACAATGTTAGAAAAGGAGCGAAGGAAATGAGCAAGCCAACGCAAATGAACCTGGGCAAATTAGGCGACGCGCTGTACGCGAAGAACGAGCAGATCGCTCTCGCCAACGAGGCGGTCAAGGTACTGGAAGGCGAGAAGCGCGAGCTGGAAGCGCAGCTTCTGGCGGCGATGACGACGGCAGGGACGGATATCGTGCGCGGGGATCTCGCGACGGTGTCGGTGTCAGAGCTGATGCGTCCGCAGCTACAGGATTGGGCCAAGTTCGAACAGTTCGTGCTGCGCAAGAAGGCGCTGCATCTGTTCGAGAAACGCATCGCAGTGAATGCGTACAAGGAAATGAAGGAGTCACTGCATGGCAAGGATGTCCCAGGTGTCACCGAGTACAACTACCAGCGTCTCAACGTGAGGAAGATCTGACTATGGCACGTACGAAAGGCAAAGCACTCGCAAAGTCGGTCACCGGCCAGTCGCTCGCAACGATCGACTCCGAGCTGACCAAGGAAGCCGCCGATCTCAAAGCCCGCATCGGGCAGCCAGGCGGCAAAGCGTTCAAGATCAAGCCGACAGGCGACTTCATCGGACCGGACGGTAACAACTACGGTCCCGAAATCCAGGTCGTCGTGCTCGACTTCATCAGCAAGAACATGTTCTACCCGCACCCGTTCGATCCGAACTCGCCGACGCCGCCCGACTGTTTCGCAGTCGGCAAGGACATCGAGGCGATGGCGCCGGTCGACCAGTCCCCGCACAAGCAGAACAAGGACTGCAAGACCTGTTCGCTCAACGTCTTTGGCTCCGGCCAGAATGGCAAGAGCAAGGCGTGCAAGAACACGCGCGAGATCGCGTTCCTGCTCGCCGACGAAGAGTCGTTGTCGGACGACAAGGCTTCGGTCTACACGCTCTCGATCCCACCGACGTCGATCAAGGCGTTCGACGGAGCGGCTGGCAGCATCGCGCGCTCACTCGGCGGTCCGCCGATCAAGGCCGTGATCACGCTGGTCGGTAAGAACGTCGGCACGTATGCGACGATCTCGTTCGTCGATCCGGTGCCGAATCCGAACTATGCCCAGCACGCCGGGCGTCGTGTGGAAGCCAACGAACTGCTGAACCGCTTGCCGGACTTCACGCAGCGCGCACCAGCGCCGAAAGCTCCGCGGGCACCCGTCCGCGGTCGGCGTTAACCAACAGGAGCAGACATGAAAAGCGCAATCGAGAAAGTGAAGATCGGTCGACCGGCCACCGTGCTGAAGAGCGGCAAGACCGTGACCGAGGCCAGGAAAGAAGCAGCGGCCAATCGGTCGGCAGCGAAGAAAGCACTCAGCGTCGCGAGCAAGATCGAGAAGATCGGTGAGAAGACCAGGACCAAGGCGCAGAAAGCGACGACCAAGACCGGCGTTCGTCTGGACGCTCTGAAAGCTCGCACCAAGTGGGGCAGCAAGGAAGAGCAGAAGCTCGCAATCAAGTCCGCGACCGACATGTTCAAGCTGGCAAAGGCCAACGAGAAGCTCGCGAACACAGCCTACTCCGGCGCGCTGAAGGAAGCGGACAAGGCTGCCAAGGCGCTGATCAAGGCCGACGAAGCGGTAGCGAAGGTCGAGGCTCAGGTCGAAGCAAAGAAGAAGTAAGTGCTCGAGTCGGCGCTAAGGCAGGCCGTGCATCGCAAGCTCCCGCCTGGGCTGTATCACCAGGCGGGAGCTGCCATGTATAGCAACGGCACGCCCGACCAGTACTACGACGGCGAGAAGTCGGATCTGTGGGTCGAGTACAAGATGCTCGAACACCGTCCGCGCAGCGGCGTCGTGCGCGTCATTCCACAGGAGAAGCGTGAACGCCGGCAGGGTGAACTGTCGGTGCTGCAGGAAAAGTGGCTTATGCGGCGCTGGGAGCACGGCAGGAACGCCGCGGTCATGGTGGGTATACCGCACAAACGTACCGCGCTGGTCGTTATCCAGATCGAGCCGGCGCAGTGGCTTGGAGGCACTGCGATATGCGAGGCAACTTCAGTCGCGGAAGCGGCAAAGTGGATTCGAGAATTCTGTTGCGACTGCTCCAATCGTTAGGGATGCTGATCTTTCACAGCGCCCTCGTCATTAAACTCTTCAGGAGAACCCGCAGATGAAGCTCTATCGTACGAAGTCGACGAAGCAGCCGACCGAGCCGGCACAGTGGTCACATAGCGGCGAGAGCGCCGGCAAGGTGCGCAAGGCGATGCGTTCGGAAGGCTTGGCGCCGTCGACTGAGCAGGTCGAAGTGCCGACCAAGAAACTCGAACTAGTGGCGTGGCTCAACAAGAACTGCGCCTGACATGGCCGCGCGGAAAGGTTCCACCAGCGAGAAGCTGTTCGCTTATTTTTCGTATAACAAGTTCGACGAAACTGGCGGGTTTTCTACCGCCGAGGAAGCGCTTCAAGCTGCGCTAGACGACGGCAGTTTTAGCGATGGCGACAAGGTTGTCATCGTGCAAAGAATCGGTGTATACGAAATGGCCCAACGCTTCGAGAAGGTGACTTAATGAACAACCAGGAGATCATCAGCATCATCCAGGCGTTCGAGCGTGGCGAGAAAGTAGCTTGGCGACACAAAGGCGGTAGGGAATGGACGTCGTGGAACCGCCACAACAAAGCGGCTTGGAACTTCGTTGACTACGAATACCAGGTCGTCCGCGAGCCGCGCGAGTTTGCCATCTTCATGTTTGACGATCGCCGCGAGGCAATCGTTCGTCCGTGGAGCGCAGGGGCGTTTGTCGAATGCGACGGTCCAATCCCAACAGTAATCCACGTTCGCGAGGTTCTACCATGATCGACATCGACGACATCGACAACTGGTTCAAGTACCACAGCCCGACGCCGGACCAGATTAAACGCTACAAGACGATTCGCGACGCGGCGCGCGATTTCGCCCTGATCATCCTGCACAACACGCCGAGTTGTCCTGACCAGACCGTAGCGATTCGCAAGCTGCGCGATACGGTCATGGCGGCGAACTTGTCGATCGCGTGCAACGAGCCCGAGCTGCATACGTAATGGACGTTCTGCGTTACGAAGCGGCGAAGCAGCTTGAGCAGGCTGGGTGGGCGCTGGTGCGCTATGCACAGCGCACGCTGCGGGCTTGCGCCGATCCATCAGCTGAGCACGAGGCGAGCGCGCTGGAGTGGTACCAGCGCGCTCGCTCGCGGATCGCCGCGTTCATGGGAGCGCGCCTGGCTTGGAAGAGCGGCGTCGTAAGCCAGTGGGCAGATTGGGCGACGCGTACGGTTTACGTAAAAGACAACGCGCCTGTCGTGCATACCCATCAGCCGGCGCTCGACTACGAAACGGAGCTGCAGGAGCTACAGGAGATCGGCGAAGCGTGGAAGGAAATGTGCCAGGCGAACGTCGGTCCTGACTATCGGCGGCAAGATGCTGCGCATCGTCGCCTCGTAGAACTTGGCCAAATCGAACCAGGAAAATTCGTATGACCGAACTGTCGATTTCCGAACAATACTTAGCGAAGCTGGGCGAGTACGTTGGCATCATCACCGGCCTGCACAAGCGGCTCGAACACGCAGGTCAGTGGTTTCACGAACTGCATGCGGCGAACAAGGGGTCGCGCCGACTGCGTCGCAAGCTCGATCGTGCTGAAGCTGAGTTACGCGCCAGATTGTCACCGGACGAACGCTACGAGCGTTGGAGAGCCAATAATGAAGAGCAGATCCGCATCTTGGAGCTCTTCCAGGCATATGCTCGCGCTGCGCATTGGTATCTCAATGCGTCGGACGAGCAGCTCGCGCACGCCAAGATGACTCGGCAGGAAGCAATCGAGCGAGTGACTATCGCCGAAACGCAGATCATGATTGAAGGATATCAGTTGTCATGAAGCCGACCCTTGACGGCAAGCTCGACGTCCATGTGCCGATCCTGCTCGAGACTCGGCTGCTGGTGCAGGCCAACTCTGGCGGCGGCAAGTCGTTCGCGCTGCGCCGCCTGCTCGAACAGACGGCGCCGATGGTGCAGCAGTTCGTCATCGACTCCGAAGGCGAGTTCGCCACGCTACGCGAGAAGTTTGACTATGTCATCTGCGCGCCGCACGACGGCGATGCGTTGGCTACGCCGAAGACGGCTGCGCTGCTCGCACGCCGGCTGCTCGAAGCGGGCGTGTCGGCGATCCTCAATATCTACGACCTAAAGTCGTACGAGCGGCAGACCTTCGTTCGCCTGTTCCTCGAAGCGCTGATCAATGCGCCGCGCGAGCTGTGGCGTCCAGTCCTGGTTGTGCTGGACGAAGCGCACGTTTTCTGCCCGCAGTCGGGCAGCGCCGAAGCGAGCCAGTCGGTGATCGACCTGGCAACGCGTGGGCGCAAGCGCGGCTTCGCACTCTGCTGTGCGACGCAGCGGCTGTCGAAGCTGCACAAGGACGTCGCTGCGGAGCTGCTGAACAAGATGATCGGCCGCACCGGGCTCGATGTCGACGTAAAGCGCGCCGCCGACGAGCTGGGCATGTCGTCGCGCGACGCGGTCAAGCAGCTGCGCGAACTCAAGCCCGGCTCGTTCTATGTGTTCGGGCCTGCGTTGTCCGACACGGTGCGGTCGATCAAGATCGGTAGCGTCGTCACGACACACCCGCGTCCAGGCGCGCGCCTGATGACCGCGCCGCCAGCCGCGTCGAAAGCCATATTGAAGAGCCTGGCCAAGCTCAGCGACCTGCAGAAAGACGCTGAGCACGAAGCACGAACGATCGACGAGCTGAAGTCGGACAACGCCAAACTGCGACGCGAGATCACGCTGGCGAACAAGCGCGCCGAGCAAGCGGGCGTACCGGAAGCGGAAGTGCAACGACGCATCGCTGAAGCGACGCGTCTGGTCGTTCTAGATCCGCCCATTCAAGACGTCGTTGCTCATACGCTGCTCGCTCAGATCCGTCAGTTACTCAATGGCGGATCTGGTTTGAGTCCCAAAGTGCGCAAGGCGATCGCAGATCGTGGCGCGGAAATGATCGGACGGCGATCGAGAACCAAGCTGCACCCAGCGACGGAACCATTGGCGCGCAGCGTAGCAGCGCTGCCGCAGGGCGAGCGCGCCGTGCTGATCGCCGTCGCTCAGCACGTCGACGGCGTGACGCGCGAGCAGATCACAGTGTTAACCGGCTACAAACGCTCGACGCGCGATGCTTACATCAGTCGCTTGCGCGAGCGCAGGCTGGTCGATGCCGTGGCTGAGCACATCGTCGTGACCGAAGCTGGAAAGACCACGTTGGGGCTGGACTTCAAGCCGCTACCAACCGGCACGGCGCTGCGCGACCATTGGCTGCAGAAGCTGCCGAAAGGCGAAGCGGACGTGCTGCGCGTGCTCGTTGCACAGTACCCGGAGACGCTCGATCGCGAGCGTGTGACGGATGCGACCGGGTTCAAGCGTTCGACTCGCGATGCGTACATCGCCCGCTTGAACACGCGACGCCTGGTCGTGGCGACGCGCGAAGGCGTGAAGGCATCCAAGATCCTGTTTGACTAGGACCATAGCTATGAAGAGTTTCGTTCAGTCGTTCCTGTGCAAACTGTTTCGATGTGCGAAGCCCCCGGCGCACATCGCATTCACCCTCAAGTACCGCGGGGCAACCTTCGAAGGAGTAACACACGCCATGAGTCTGCTCAAAAGTGGTGAGCAGCTCGGCATTCTTGCCGAGCTGTTCGATTCCGGTGGTGCCCCGGCTCAGTTCGATACGAGTGAGGAAGTGTCGACCTGGACCAACAGCAACACCGATGCGGCGGACCTGATCGAAGACCCGGCGTTTCCGGGCGACTTCAATCACCGCATCCTGCGTTTCAAGGCACTCGGCTCCGGCTCGGTCACGCTCAAGGGCGACGGCCAGCAGGGGACTGGGATCACCGACGTCATGGGCTCGATCGACTACCAGTGCGTCGGCAACGACGTGGCAATCGTCAAGCTCACTGCGGGTGATCCGACGCCGATTCCTGCTCCGTAACAGCGTTGCCGTCGTCTGCCATCGGAGCGCACGTGGCCTTGGCGGCGCGACGGATGCACCACAGCCGGGCGTGCTGCGCGAGTCCCCGGTAGAGCCTAGCGTTTAGGCAAGAGACGCGCGAAAAAGTCCAGCCGACTTCGTGCATCGGCTGGCGTTTCTTTTTTAGGAGCTGCGTATGAGCTGGGGAATCTTCAATCGTCGGCTACGCAGCAGGATCGAGGTCGGCGATTACCCTGGCTGGCTACAGCGACATCCGCGGCAGCGTCGCGTCGTTACCGTGATTCTATCGACGCCGCCGTGGGTAGACCACGATACGCTGCGCTCGATCTACGCCGAGGCGAAACGCAGGACCAAAACAACCGGCGTGAAGCACGTCGTCGACCACGTCATACCAGTCTGTCACCCAGCCGTGTGCGGACTGACCGTGCCGGACAACCTGCGCGTCGTGCCGGAGCGAAGCAACCAGGCGCGCGGTAACCGCTGGCATCCGGACCAGATCGAGTTGTTCCCGGAGTTCGAGCTTGTTTAGGTATCACCATCGTTGCGCCAAGTGCGAGCGACGACGCAAGCTGTGGCGCATGGACGACTACGTGAGGATTCCAAAATGCGTATGCGGAGCAAGAAAGTGGTATCGCGATCGCTACAGGCCAACCGTCGAGCGCGCGAAACCATCTTGCCGCGACCCAGCCTGCGGCTACGCATTCCCACACCGCAAGGGTTCTCGGTGGTGCGTATTCTCGACCAGCCCGCCGAGCGACGAGGAACAGAACGAGAGATATAGCCGATGAAAACCAAGCAAATTGGCAAGACACGTATAACGCGCGGACCGTTTACTTGGATTTACGCAGGAGATCGAGGCGGCGAAGTGTGGGACTTACGCCGTGGTCGCACTACTGAATGCACGATGTTCTGCCTGAAAAATTATGGCGGAACGCCGGGGGAAGGTTTTGCAGGCTGGAAGTTGGTTAGTGGCGGGCCATTCGACACAGCCGGTGCGTATGCGACGTTGGAAAGCGCAGCAACTGGCGTCGTCGACTTCTTGACTAAGTACTACATAAAAGAAGCTACAGACAAGATTCGAAGAGCCAGAGCTACGATACGTTGGGCTACTAAACTCAAAGAGCAGATGCGATGAACGTGTACGAAGTCACTATGCCTGGGTTCGACGGCAGTACGGAACTTAGCGACGCTTCATCGCCGTCTTCTTGACCAGCCCGCCGCTCCGCATCTTCTTCGGCGAGCCATTCACGGCCTCGTCTTCCGCCTGGTCGATCCGCGACTTGTAGGACTGTGCCTGGACCGGCGCCTGGGCAGCTTGTAGCGACGGTCCTGGCTGTACCGACATCGTCGGGATCGTACGCCCGCCTGTCTCCAACGGCGGCGACGGCCGCATCGCGTTGGCCGCACGCGCCACGAGGGGAATGGTCGAGTACTGCATGATGCCGCCGCCATCGGCGCACTTCTTCAGGCGCTGCATCATGCCGCCGTTGGCGCAAGGCACGGCCTGCTCCCCCTGCTCCTTGCGCATCTTCAGCTTCATCACCTTCCCTCCATTCTTGTAGGCCGCAGGTCCGTTCGTACCCTGCCGCGGACGTCGATAGGCCGTGACTTCAGCCGGCCCGCCATCCGCCTTGTGGACGAACGTGTGCGTCGCCGCACGTAGCCGGTCGAGCTTCTCTTTGCCGACCTTGGCGACGGTGTCAGCCGGCAGCACATACTCCCCGTTCGACAGCATCGCCGGGATCTTGTCGTCGGTCGGACCGCCTGGTCCACGTACGCGCCCACCACTCACCATCTTACGTCGAGTTCTGATCACGGTGTCGCTCCTATGCCGAATGGCGTGTGGCGAATCAACGAGGCGGCTGGCAGCGACTCTTTCAGGGTCGAGCCCAGCGTACGCTCGCCTTCCGCCGTCTTGAATATATCGTGCGCCTGCTGGAACGTCGGGCCGAAGTCGTCCATGTGCCCCATGCTGGCGTAATTGTGCCCTTCGATCGTATCGAGTCCGAGCTGCGCACGCGGCCCGAGCATACCGGCACGCTGCGTCAAGAACTCGGTGTATTCCAACGGGTCCATCGCCTGCACGGTCGGGTTGCCCGCAGGCCCATATTGTGCGAAACCACGCAGCATTTCGCCCATCGCCGCCAGGCCAACGTAGCCGACCGCTGGCAGGATCGGCTTCATCACGTTCCCATAATGGAACTCATGCACCATGCGATCGAGGATCTGGTCGTTGAACGCGTAGGCAAAGCGCTTGTACTGCCCCACCAGCGCGAACGCCGGATCGTTGAGGTAGATAGGGTGCTGGGTCGGATCGGTACGCAGGATCGACTCATCGGCGAAACGCAGTATGCCGGCCTTCACCCGCTCGTCCGCCTCGCGCTGCGCCGGCGTCGCCTTCTTCAGCTCAGCGTCGGACAGCACCTTCACCCGCCCGGCTGCGTCACGCCGCACGTCGGCCGGCTTGAGGTCGGGGTGCAGCTCGCGCAGGTAGCGCAGCGACTCGCCGTTACCCGGCGTCTTGCGCAGAATATCGGCGTGCTTGAGCATGTGGTGCTGGGCCGCGGCGAGCGCGACGTAGCGCAGGTAGCGCGTGAACGACGTCATGCCGTTGAGCTTGAACAGCGTGTCGTTGAATTTCCGCGCACCGCGCGACAGATCGCCTGACGCCATGCCGGTCCGCATGGTGTCGTCGACGATGTAGTCTTCAGCGAACGCCAGCTGCTTCGACAGATCGCGCAGCTCCTGGCCACTTGCCTTGCCGCTGACCGCCTTCACGCCGTCTTTCAGCGATCGCCACATACCAGTGAAGTCGCCACCCGAGCGTGTGAAGATACCCATCGGGTCGCCAACCGAGCTGAGCAGCACCAGCGGCATCAGGCGCGCGTTCTGGTACGCCAGCCCCCAGTCCATCGCCAGCTTACCGCCTTCAGTGTTGAGCTTGGCCCCGAGCCACGGCGCGTACTTGTTGAGCAGCGGGCTGCCGTTGATACCGTATGTGCCGAGCGACGACGCGACGATGTCGTGCATGTACTTCAGTTCTGCCGGCGTCGCGCCCTGGCGCTCCGCTTCGCGCATCAGCGTCTTGATGCGCCAGCCCGCTTCGCCTGGCTTGTTGGGCGCACCGAAGTAGCGGGTGTACTCGCTGCGCGCGACGATCTGGCGCACGTACGGCGTGATCACGTCGCGCGCGTCCTTCACCTGGAAACGAGCGAAGCGCGCGATGTCGTCCTGGTCGCCGAGCTTATAGATGAAGTCCATCACCCGCGGGTTGGCCGCACGCATGCCGGGCGTCGTGGTCGGGTCGTACTCGGTGATCCTGCGCGAGTCGGCTGCCTTGCCGGCGACGTCGACCATCTTCTGCGCGAGCTGGTCGAGCGTCGACTTCTTGTCGTTGAGCTTGTCGCGCATCGCCGCTTCGAACTTCGGCTGGTTGAATATGGCCTTGAACTCGGCGCTGCGCGCCTTTACCCGCGTCGAGTTCGGCACGATCGGGAAATAGTTGGCCGTCTTTGGGATCGGCACGCCGTTGCGCCGCGCGTAGTCGTGCATATCGTCGAACAGCGTACGCAGTTTCTCGGCCGCGGCGTGAACTCGCACGTTGCGCGCGCTCATGCCGCTCGCCTTGGGCGTCGGCACCGTACCCGTCTGTAGCAGGCCGAGCACGGCGATCTTGTCGCGGTCGCTCAGCCCTTCCAGCGCGTCGTTGCCGCGCGTGACGTAGCGCGACGTGTTGGCGATCTTGTCGGGTATGTAGCCGCGCTCGCGCCCGACTTCGCCCGTATGCAGCTTGAAGCGGCGTTCGAGGTCGCGCATCGCCGGCAGGCCGGAGTAATGCACCGCTTCGCCCACGCCGGCAAACTTGCGCAGCGGCTTGACGATGTAGTCGCGCGCGATCTTCTGCGCCGCGGTGAACGACTGCTGCACCTTCTGGTTGCGGATATCTTCGACCTGGTGGTTACCCTTGAGCGGGTCGTACTTGTTGCCGCGCGCGCGGATGCGCGCAGCGCGGCCGGTTTGCGCATCGCGCAGGATACCGAGCGCCACATCGTTGTTGCCAGCGATGCCAGCGACGCGGAACAGCAGCGTCTTGAGTGCGAGCGCTGGTTCCGTCGACTGCGGCCCGAGCTTGAGTTTGCCCGATGCCCACAGCTTGTAACCCAGGTACGTCGACATCGCGCCTTCGCGCTTCGGGTCGCTCAGCCGCTCCATGATCGCGGCGTCCTTGCTGAACAGCTCGCGGAACTTGTTGGTCACGACACGCCGCTGCGTGATCGCACGCTCGAGAATACGGCGCTGGGTCGAGGTCAGCACGTAGCGGTAGAACTGCGTCCACGCCTTGTAGTCCTTCGCGCTCACCTTGCTGCCCGACTGCATGGCGAACGCCGCCGTCTTGGTGATGCTACGCGCGAGCCTGGCCGGCACACCCTGGCGCAACGCCTTGCGCACGTCGTTGGTGTTGCGATCGAATAGGCTCTTGACCCACTTCTCAACGGTCGGGTGTGCCGCGTACTGTTTGCCGGCCTTGGTGCCGAAGATCGAGTCGTACATGAACTTGAGCTTGGCAGCGAGCCCCTTGAAGTACTCGGCCACGACGCCGCGGTACGTGTCGTGCGCTTCGAGCGCGCGCGCGATGTGGTCGGCGACGAACTCGTGCATGTCGTTGAACAGGTAATCGGCGTGCTCCGGCGACAGGTCGCGCACTTTCTGGCCAGAGCTGCGTTCTTTCAACGCCTCGCCGCGCGCCAACGGTTTGCGCGAGGCCAGCACATCAGACACGTTGCGACCGGGACGGTTGTTCTTCTCGACCCACTCCTGGTGCGCCTTGATCAGTTCGCTCCGCAGCTTCGGCGTGGCCTTCTCGAAGTTCTCGCCCAGCTCGTGCTCGATGATGTGGTGACCCAGCTCGTGCGCGAGCACGCTCAAGCGCTCTACGCCCTTCAACGACGGCGCCAGCTTGATCACGCCAGCGTCGTAGTGGCTGCTCTCGCCCGGCGCGGCCGACGTCACTGTGACCGACTGTTTGACACCCAGCTTACCGAGCACTTTGTTCGCGACGCGTGTTTCATTGTCGAGCTGGCGCGTGCGCACGCTGGTGCGCTCGCCTTCGGCGATCGCCTTAACGCCGACTTCGAGATCCTTGTCGTAGTGCTCGATCGTAGCTTTGCCTTTTTCCGGCATAGCTTTCTCGCCAGGCGTCGCTGCCCCGCGCGCGAGCGTCGTGCGCTTGCCTTCGATCGCGGCCTGACCTTTGACTGTCTCCGCGCCTTCGCGACCAGGCAGCCCGCCCGTCTTCGCTACGGCTCCGGCCTTGGCCTCTTCCATCGCGCCGGCCTTAGCCTGCTCGACCTTGGCGGGTACAGCAGGCTCCGGCTTGACTAGGTTGCGCTCAACGCCAAGCTCAGCAGCGTGCTTCATCGCTGCCTTGTCTTCGGACGCCATCTTGACGCGACGCGATAGATGCGTCGTCGCTTTACGCTCAGTCGTGGAGACAGGCTTCGGCGCCAGTTTTTCTACCGTCGTCGACGTGCGTCCGCTGCCGATCGCACCGCGCCACGGATGATCTTCCGGCAGCGTGCTGCGCGCGAGATCCACGGCGCGCAAGAACGCCTTGGTCGTCTTGAGCTTGCGATCGTTCGGTGCCTTGTCGAGTGTACCCTGGTCGCGTTCGAGCGTGAGCTTCGCAACTTCCTGTTTAAGTTTGTCCTTAGTGAGTCGAGCCGAAGTCTCCTTAGTAATTTTGTCACCACGCGCTTCGATCATGTTCTTGTAGCGAGCTTCGACTTCGCGCTCCGTACCTTTGACGTCCTCGTCCGTTGCCTTGGTCGAGAGCGGATCGTGCTCGCGCACCTTGACCGTACCGTCCGGGTTGAACTTGACGTCGCGCACCACGCCGAGCGTGCTGGTGCGGTCAGTCTGCGGCGGTAGCTCGCGCGCCACGCCATGTGGTTCACGTCCGAGTTCGCCGGTCGAATGCAGTGTGTCGAAGCTCGTACCCTGCTCGGGCGGGAAGGCGAACGCGGACGGCGCAGCGGCGCCGCGCGGCTCTTTCGCTGCGACGTCCGCAGCCTGACGCTGCGCCAGGCCAGCTTCGGCACGCTGTTCGATCGGCGACGGCCGCACCGGCCTGCGCGCGGCGAAGTCGGTCGCCTGCTGCGCGCGCAGCTGCTTGACGTCGTTGGGAGTCAGCCGCACCGGATCGTCCGGCTGCGCCGTCCAGAACTTCCCCGGCGTGATCGACTCCGGCTTGATCGGTACACGCGCGATCTTCAGGTCCGCGAGCGCGTGCATGAGCGCAGCCTTCGGATCACCGGGGTGCTCACCGATGTAGCGGTTGGTTAGGTTGCTCAAGCTCAGCAGCTGACGCCGCTGGATCACGTCGCCGGCCTTGGTCTTGACGCCGACAGACGATGTTTCGACGTACTCCGGGCTGCTCGCCTTGGCACTGAATGCATCACGCGCCGCGGGCGTGCTGCGGTTCTCGACGAAGCGGCCAGCACCGCCAAGCAGGTCGGTTTGAAGCGCGCGCTTCGCTACGCCGTACTCGCGCGTGTTGGGCTGTGCCTCGGTGACGGCGTTGACCAGCGCCTGGCGCTTCGGTGTGTCGTCCGTCGCCGCGCCTTCGACCTGGCGCATCGCGATCGGCGCGTCCGGTACGTCGGTCGTCTTGAGCAGATCGCTGCGCTTGGCGTACTCCGGTCCGAGTCCGACCCATTTGTCGATCGTCGGGCTGCCGACGAACTCGCGCAGGATGTTGACGTTGACGTAGTCGTGCGCCGACAGGTTCTGGTCGACGGTGAACATTTTCGCCGCTGACTTGATCAGCGGGCGCAGCTGCTGCGGGTGCTCCCACACCGGCGCGTCAGTTGGTATGTGCGCGGCGAGGATATTCTGCACCGGATCTTTGAACTGCACTGGGTTGTCGCGCGGATATCGCAGCGGCGTTGTGATCGGCTGCGTCAGCGCGTCAAGATCGAGATCAGCGTGCGTCTTCGCGGCATTCAAGTTCGTCTTGAAGTCGTCGCCCGGCTCAGTTGGTTTCGCCGGCTCTTTGGCCGGCAGTTCTTGGCCGGCGCGTTCGTTGAACCGAGCCAGCCGCGCGGCGATCTGCGGGCGCGGGTCTACGACGCCCTTCAAGCCTTCGACGCCGCCGCCCGTCACGCCGCCCAGGATCGCGCCGCCGACGAACGAGTTGATGTACTGGTCGAACGCCTGGTTCGACAACAGGCTCGGCGCGGCGTCGTTGATCGCCTTGTGCGTCGCGAGGGTCACGGCGGTCGAAGCGGCCCCTACCGTACCCATCAGCGTGCCTTGGGTCAGCCCCTCTTTGACCACGCGCGGAAGCAACTTCTGTGCCAACTCGCCTACGGCGGGCGCTGCCCCGATCCGCTCGACCAGCCGGCCGGCCGGCGCGGACATCAGGGCGGCGTTGACGGCAGCCCCAGTAAGGGCCTTGGCAGCCCTTGTGGGGAGGGCGTCGGGTGACCCTTCGTCCAGCGCGCCCGCGCTGACATCCGCTGCCGTGCTTGGGAGGGCTGCGGCGGCAGCCCCAGCGAAGTGCCCGACCGTGCCTGCGGTCTTCAGGCGATCGGCGGCAGCTTTGGCCAGGGCCGGCAGCGCCTCGTCCTTGGCCGCTGTAGCGGCCGTGGCAGCGGCCTCTTCGGTCGCCCCGGACGCCAGGGCACGCTCAGCGGCGGCAGCGCCCAGGCGCTCGGCCACAGCGGTCGCCCCACGCCGCGCGAGCCCCTTGGCAACTGCGCCGCCGAGCCCGCCCCCGACCAAAGTCGTAGCCAGCATCGGTACGCTGCTGCCCGCCAGGCCAGCCAGGTAGTCGGCGGCGTCGCCGACGCCGTGCACGTCCTTGTACGACGCGACGCGCGGGCCCGCCACGTTGGCGCGGTCCATGTCGGCCTGCGCCTGCTTGAACGTCTCGCGCGCGCCGGACTCGTTGCCTAGCGCGACCTGACCGACACCGTAGAGGTTGCGCATGCCCGACGTGAAGTCGGTCACACCGACGTTCAAGCCGCGCTCGAACTGGTTCGCCCCGCCGCCTTCGCTCTCCGGTGTGTTGACATCGTACGGGTTCGGCGGTTCCGGCTGCGCATAGACGTTCACCGGAGCAGGCGCGACATTGCGTCGCTGCATGCCGCTGTTGCGAACCTGCGCGAGCTGCTCCTGGAAATCGACGAGCGGATCGGACACGTCAGTAGCGCCGGATCATGCCGCCGTTCGCATGCTGATTCTCAGCTGCCAGCTGCTCGCGCGTCATCGCCGCATGCAAGCGCTGCACCGCGCCGTTCTTCCACATCGGCAGATCCTGCAGCTTGACGCTCGGATTGAACAAGTAGCCTGGCTGCCCCATGTTGACTTTCTGCTTACCAGTGAACGCCGTCGTGTTCTGGCGCATCATGCCGGGGTTGTCGCCGGGCGCGACGGGCGGCAGCATCGGCGCACGCAGATGCACGCGCTCCAACGCCTTGTTGATCAGCCCAGGTGCGTTGCCTTCGCCGCGCAGCACGTTGGTCCACGCCGCCGCGGCTGCGGCCATCGCTTGCGCCTTACCAGGATGGTTGTCGCTGAGCTTGTCGGCCGCGATGATCGCAGCCAGTTCGCTCGGGTGCGCGCCTGCTTCTTCCGGGTGCTTCTCGACGTAGTCGTTGGCGTCGTTCTGAGCCTTGCGCTCTTCCTCCTGCTGGCGCGCAGTCGTCGCTTCCTGTCGCGCTCGCGCGTTCTCAGAAACCGTCGCCGCTTTCGTGATCGTGTCCTGCTGCTTGAGCAGGTCATCGAAGCTCATTGGTCCCATGTAGCCAGGCAGCCCACCCGCGCCGCCAGCTCGAGACTCGGGCGTGACGTTGTAGGCCGTACGCCCGCCCGACATGACGTAGCCGGTCGGATCGAAACCTTCGCGCCGGCGCACGCGCGTTTCCGCGAGCATGCGCTTGTTCGCATCGACTGTTGCCGGATCATCGGACATCGCGGCAGCCTTGAGCGCCGCTTCGCCTTCCTTCGAATAAGGGTCAAGTTTGTTCGCAGTCGCTGCGTCAACACCGCCTTGTCGAACACCAGTCTGCGGATCGAGATAAGTAGGGAAGCGACCGCGCCCGCTCGGTGAATCGTAGATCGGCGCGCCGCCAGGGTTGTCGCCGAAACCGAGCGATCCGTCCGGCAAACGACGCATGCCAGGATGACGCGTGTCGGGTTGGCCGTAAGCGTAGATGCCAGGCCCGTACTGTGACACGTTGTCGGGCATCGGCGTCGACATATTGCCCGGCGTATTGTCGGCCTCAACACGCACGCGCGGCGGACCAGCACCAGTTTGGTCAGCCGTGTTGGTGTATTGCGCAGCGACAGCGTCTGGAACGTCAGCCCCGCTATCGTGGCGATATCCAAGTGGACCGTTCGGAACCACGCGGCGCGCAAGTGGCCCCTGCATAGGGTTGTAAGGAGGGACAGGAAATGGCTCGAAGGCTTCGCCACCATCCGCCATGCGCTTGCGCCGCTTCATCGCTTTGCCGATATCGTGGGCAACGGTCGGATCAATATTCATTGTCTTCTCCCGTAAAGCTACTGCCCAACTGGCGCCGCGCCATGCCCAGCTGGTTGCGACTGGCGAAGCCGCGATCGAGCGTGCTGCTCGCGTCTTCGAATGCGTTGCGCCTGGTTGAGTCGCCGAACATGTCCTTGAACTCGTCGCCAGCCACTGAGCCATACTTAAAAGGATCTTGGCTACCGGCGATACTATATGGAGACGCACCCAGCGCGTTAGTAGCGTCCTTTGAGTAGCGCGCATAATCGGCCGCGCGGTCAGCACTCAAACCTGGCCAGCGCGGATCGAAACTCTGCTTGAGATACGACAGCCCAGCGTTGAGCCCGACGCTACGATCCTGCACCGTGTCATCCGGCATCTGGCGTGCACGAAGGTGCTGTAGGAACTGACGCGTCGCGCTGCTCGCACCGCGATAGAAAGGGTCGTCTCTCATGCGCTTACGTCCTGTGTCGTGCTGTAGCTACAACTGACAGACTCCGAAGTCGTATCGTTGATACCGGCATGCACGCTCATGCTGGATAGCGCGCCAGCTGCGAGCTGCGCCAATACCTGCGCACCGACTGTTTCCGCCTGCTCAAGCAAGCGAATCGCTTCGAGCTGATTCTGCCGATTGATCTCGGCGTTCTTGAGCGCCAGATCCTTCTGGTCGCGCACCGCCGCGGAGATCGCGCTGAAGCGCGCAACGAGCGCCTGGTTGAAGGACGAGTCGCCCGTCACTTGGGCGCTGTACGACTGCACCTTCTGCTCGTTACCAGCGAGCAGCACGTCGGCGCGAGCCTTCTCGAACTGACCATGGCCAACGTAGGAGTCGACCAGCGTCTTGAAGCGCGATGACACCGCTTCGAGCCCCATGAGTTCGCCCTTGTAGCGCTCGATGTCGGCCATGTAGTCGGTGTTACGCGCCTGGACCTGCGCCGTGTATGTCTCCGTACGGCTGCGCCACGCCTCCTGGATCAAGGACTGGCCTTGCAGCTTGCCGACCCACTCCTTGATCTGCTGATCGCCCACCGCGACCTTGTCCATTTCGACTTCGATCGTGGTCTTGTACGCTTCGAGCCGCAGTCGCTCGCTGTCGATCACCTGGCCGCGCGCCTGCACTTCAGTAGCGTAGATCTTGACGTTCGTTTCAATCGCCGACAGCCGCGCGATGTAGATCTGGATCTGCTGCGCGTTGAGTTCGCCAATTAGCTTCTGCGCTTCAAGCTCAGCCTGGTAGACCTGCAGCTTCGCCAGCTCGGCCTCGATCCGGCCGCGGTAAACCTCCATGTCGACTTTGTAGACTTCCGCTTCGGCCTGGAACAAACCGACGTTGGCGTTGAACACCGCGATGGCGATGTCGATCGCGAAGCGCGCCGCCTGCAGTTTGCGGTCCTGCACCGACGTGTAGAGCTTGGTCCAGACTTCTTCGAGCACGACGCCCTTGGCGATCGCGTCCTTCATCTGTTCGAGCAGCGACGTCTGGATCTGGATCATGACCGCGCGACCCAGGTCGTTGCGCTGGTTCTGGCTGTTCTGTCGAACCTTGATCAGTTTGCCGTCGAGCGGTCCGCCCGGCAGCGTGAAGCCGCGCGTCGCCCAGTCGTCATTCGCCTCCTGGATCGCGCGATTCGCCTGCTCGCTCTCGCGCTCGTACTGCCGCGCCCAAATCGCCTGCTCGGTCGCTACCGGCAGCCCGCTCTGTCCATTGAGCATGAGCGTCAGGCGCGCCTTGATCTCATTGACCAGCAGCGGGCTGTAGCCATCGTCGACGTACTTGAAGTCCTTCGCGTCCGGCGCGATCGCAGTGAACGTCGGCTTGATGCCGAGGAACTGGATCGAGCTGAGATCCACGCTCGGCGGCTGCGGCAGCTGTATCAGCGTCAAGTTCGGAAACGGTACGCCGCTGGTCAGGTCGCCGTAAGTCGGCACGGCCGGGAAATTGAGCGTCGGCGGCAGCTGGAACGACGGCGAGTAAAGCAGCGGCGCAGCCTCGATCACCGGCAGCGGCGCGAGCCCAGGCTGCGGCGGCGTAGCGATCGACGTCGAAGCCTTGGTCGGCAGCACCAGGTCCGGCAGCGCATTGGGGAAACCAGGCAACTCGCCGAGATTGACCGCAGTCAAGACCGGAGCCAAACCAGGGTCGCGGATGTTCAGATAGTCGAGCGGCGTCTGATCAACGATGAAATCAAGATTCGGAATGTTGATCGCCAGCACCAGATCGGCCGCTTTTACCGCGGAGTTGAATGTCTCGTCCGCATACTTCTTCAGCAGCGCGAACTGCGACTTGACTGCGCCAGCCGAACCGTTGTCGCCTGCACCGCATGCAAAGGTCATTTCTTTCTCCGCGTCAAGGCCATCCGGTAGACCTTGACAAAATCAAGCTCGAAATCCGCGCCGGCGATATTAGCGACTTCGAAGTCCCAGTACACGGACTGCAGCCCCTTGCGCGGCGCGAAGCGCGCATTGGCGTCGCTGCCGCGCGGGATAGCACTGAGCGAGTACCAGTTCTCTTTCTTCACTCCGCGATCGGACGTAATCACCTTGAGCAGCAGCGCGCCGGTCGACGTGTAACCGATGTAGCCGTACGGCACTGCCTTGTAGAGCGCCGTACCCAGGTTGCTCAAACCGACGCGTACCGACGCGTCGATCTGCTCGCCGTCGTCGGTGTCGCCTTCGAGCAGATGGATGCCATCTTCCGCCGCGCCGTACGCGCGCCCGCCGATCACGGCGAACGAGTTGAATTTCCACCCGGCGTACTCGGACACCGCGGCGTTCTCGACCGACACGGCGTAGGTCGTGTAGTCCTCGCCATCGAGCGTGACGCGTCCACCGAAGAAGATCGTATCGATGACGCTGTTCTTCGCATGCAGCAGCGACGAGATCGCGTCGGCCAGGTGCAGCTCCGATGTCGTAGACAGCAGGAACGTAGCACCAGCCGAAGACACGTCGGTCAACACCAGCGAATCAAACAGCGCCGGAAACGCCGTTCGCTTCGAACTAGAGACGTCGGTCATCGCCAGCGTGTCGGCGATCTTGCTGACCTCGATCTTCTGTCCGCTATCGAACAGCGTCAGCAGGTCGCTGATGACGCACGCCGCGTGGAACGTCGTCAGCGTGCTGTCTGCCGCCTGCAGCACGTCGGCCGCGAGCATCAGCAACTTGAACGAACCGGCTGCGCTGTCCGACATGGACAACGTAGCCGTTGCGACCAGGTAGACCACGACCTGCGCGGAGTCGGGCAGCTTCAGCACGTCGCTGATCGCATTGTGCCCCGTCAGCTTCGACGACAGCGCATCGGCCAGCACCAGGACATCGTTCACCGACTTGCCCTGGCTGACGACCATCGCGTCAGTCAGATGCAGCGTATCGGACAACGCGTACGGATCGACGTACGGCCCGCTTAATGCCGCGATCGGTGCGCCAGCGATGGAAGAAGTGCCGAGCATCAGTACCTTTGGATCTCGCTCTGGCGCAGCTCAGCGGCCCAGTCGATCGTGTGTCCGTTGACGCCGGTGACCGTTATCTTGAGGCACTTGTTGGTGTTGTCAGCCGCTACGGTGATCGCCGCGCCGCTCAGGCCAGCGTCAGCGCCGATCGCGGTTTCGTTGTGGACTGGCAGCGTGACTGTGCCAGCGACGTTCTTGATCGTGCCGTTGATCACCCAACCCACCACGTTGCCAGCCGTGTCGTAGCCGGTTACGGTGCCCTGGTAAGTCGCGGCGCTGTTCGTCCACAGCGTCATGTAGCCGTAGGTCGCCTTGTCGTTACCCAGCTCCATTTCGACCGGCGTGTTGTTAGTCGTGCGCTTGAGCAGGCCGACTTCGCGCCGATAGCCTACGCTGTTATTTGTCGTCTCAAGCAGGCCAAGGCCGAACACGTCGGAGAAGGACTGGTCTGCCTCCGCGCCTTTGCCGCCCGCTCGCGCAAAGTGCGCGCCTGCGTCTACCTGGCAGCGCTGCCCACCCAGGACGACGGAGTATTCGCCGGCAGCGTCGTTACCACCGAAGCCGGTCTGGTCGATGTCGCAGCCAAGACGCAGAGCGCCGAGCCCGCTCGCTGTTACGCCGGCGCCAGCCACGGTCGAACCATTACCGGAAGCCGTAGACGAATCGCCAGTTACTGTGCTGTCGTCGCCCGACGCCGTCGCGCTGTGCCCAATCGCAGTCGATCTTGCTCCCGTCGCGCTCGCGGCGTGACCACCAGCCGTGGACTGCGCTCCAGTCGCGGAGCCGCCACCGAACGCAGAGGCTCCGGAACCACTTGGATCGCTGTAGTCGGTATCAGCCGAAGTAACGTAATTGAAATTGCACTCAAGCTGCAGCCACACGGCAGCGCCAGCCGAAGGATCAAAGCAGATGAACAAACGCCCGGCAGACTTATTAAGCCAGAACGAGCCAAAGTCGTAGTCGCTGCTTACATCGCTGGTAATACCGGGGTCAGTTGTCGCGTCCGTGTTGTGCTGCATACGGGCCAGCTTCAAATGCTTCGACGGCACGACGAGGAACGTCGTCTTGTTAGCAGTCGCCCAGTTGACAAGCGCATTAGCGTTGCTCGATGCGAGAACAGTGGCGCGCGTCAGCGTCCAAGGTGAACCAGTCGTTGCGACGCCTTCGAACAGCTCCCAGTTCCCATCGTCGCCCTCAGTCACGAAGACGCCGCGGTTGCCAGTACCGACAGCGCTGAGTCGTTGAAAGGCAGGATAAGAGCCGGTGTCTGAAAGCGTGCCGGTGCCGAGCGTCGTACAAGTGAACTTGACGCGGTCAACTAGCGTATATCTGCTCATGCGAACCCCACGAATGAAGGAATGAAGCTGCCACTGTGCGCAGCGGAGTTATCGTAGCTGCCGAAATTCAAGTCGGTCGAGTCGAACACGGTCGGAGCTGGCAGCATCGAAACCTGGTGGACATCCACGCCGCCAGCAGAAGCGAAGAGTCGACAGATATGGTCGGTGCCAACCGGATACTGCCCAGTGTACGGATCGTTGCCGGACGTGTCGATCGACGGAAAGTACGGCTGACACGCCGGTACGTACGTACCAAGGTTGCCGGCGTTCGAACTCGACGTAGTCACTTTCCCATTCAGGACGGCGACCTGAGTCGCGACGCCGTTGAGCGTCAGGCTGAAATTCATATCCTTGGTCTGCCGCGACGCTGTCGCGCTGACCGTCGTATCCAGCCGAACCTGATCCGAGCCGTAGCCATTGAAGCCGAACAGGCTGGGGTCATCAGTCGGCCAGGTCAGCGCGCCAGGACAGTCCATACGGTAGACCTGGACCTTGTATACGTCGCCAGGGTCCGGCCCAGTACAAGCAGCCTGCTGGTAGCACCACACTGCGTAATCTTCACGCGACACATTAACGGCGCACGTCACGCCGCCAGCCCCACCCGCCCATGCGGCCCACGCCGCGTCGGAGCAGTTCGATGTCGTCTGTTCCGACGAGCCGACACTGTCGGTGTTCTCGCGCATTTCGCCAAAGTAGGCACCAGTCACCGAGCCGTGCGGAATGACGAGCGAGCTGTCCCAAAGACGGCCGCGGTCGTTAGTACCGCGCTTGTGCAGATACTTCACCCGATGCGCGTGCTCCGCAGCCGTCGTCGTGTGCGAAAACGAGTACGGACCTACGCCGTTGTCACAAGGGCCGTCGAAGACGAGCGTCGGCGTGCAAGACGGAGCGACGCCGTCCGTCTCGTCATGCGCAGCGCAAGTCCGACTCAGCAGCTCGCCCGGTACATACACCGACCCATCGCAGTTCGACGGACTGCCGTCCGAAGGAAATCCTGTGAAGTTCGTATCGTCCACGGTCGACGAATAAGTCGCATCCGTTTGGTCATCGCTCAAAATCGACGTATCTGCCGACGCAGCAGTTCGCACCGTCGCGAGCGTGTTGCCGCCCGTATGGTTCTCGATGTAGCGCTCGCTGACAGCGACGCCGGAGTAGTAGGACAGATAGAAGCCGTACGTCACGGAGCGCGTCGAGCCGTTGATGTGTGACTTGCAGCCTTCGCAACTGCTGCCGACAGTCTCAGTCTCGCAATAGGCGTTGGCCCAGCTCGACGACAGGTTCCACCCACTCGATGCGCAGTCGAAAAACGCCTCGCTGCCAGTACTGTCCGACACCAGCTTGTAATTGACGACGACGAGCGTATCGTCCGAGTCGTACCAACAGTAGATCGGCGCATCGAAATCCGACTTGTCGATCGGCGAAGCGATCGTGTCGTAGATATTCGTCCCGATCATCTTGTTGTTGCGCTCGTACGGAATGAGCGTAGGCACCATCCCGTCGACCTTGAAGAACTCTTTCGCATCGCCGAACGTCGTCGTTACCTTCACGTCACCGGACACGTCGAGCGAGAACTTCATCGTGCAGAGCTGGCCCTTGGCGCGCCCGGCGACGTTGATGTCACGACGATCGATCAATACGCCACTCAGCGAGTCGCCTTTCTCGTTCTGATGCCAGCCGTATCCAACGAAGTTGTTGTAGTACGGGTCCGTGCCGCTGCCAGTCGCGTTGCCGGCCAGGATGTCGCTGATGTCGGACAACGTGATCGTCTGCGCCACAGCGGACAGCGGAGCTACCGCGGCAAGGATGAAACTGAGGATCATCCGACGCTTCTGTTCGGACAACGACGCCATCTTCAACGCCTGCACCATGCGCTTCGCGCACGAGTTCATCGTCACTTTGCGCACCTTGACCTGGTCGCGGTCGATCTCGAGAAAACGGAAGTTGTAGCGCCCGACGTCGACCAGCACGCACTGGCGCGTCGCGAAGTCGCCGCTAGCGAATAGCCAGTTGCGCTCCATGTAGCCGAACTTCCACACGTCGTCTGTCGTCGTGCCATCCGCGAACGGCAACAGCAGTTGGCGCGTACGGAAGTCGGCCGCACCAGGCTCAATGTCCGCCAATTTGTAGCGCGCGAGCGGCGTGCCGTACATCGCCTGCATCCAACGACGCGTCAGGCCCGACCATAGCGACGCCGGCAGTTCGATCTGTGCATTCGCCTTGTCGGTGATCGTGCAGGTAAGAACAGGATCGGTATCGATCGCGGTCAGCACGTTCGCAGCGTCGTCGTGCTGATCCTTGCCTGGCTTGTTGCGAATACAGCCCTTGGCAATGAACTGCGAACCGTTCAGTTCGAGCGTATAGAGCGCGCCGAAACTGCACTTCGTCGTGTCGCCGAAATAAACAATGCCGGTGTTGATGTCGAGCAGCCCACTCACCAGCTGCAGCGAACACTGCAACGCGGTCGTCAGTACGTTCTTGTTTGGAACGATGTCGACGATGGGCTGGCCGTCTTTCATGCTCGCCGTTACGCGCCCTTCCGGGCGGATCGCAGTGCGCGTCATCGTCGTCGGCGCACCGAGCCGAATCATGTCAGCCAAATATCCAAGCAGCTTCCGACCGAGTTCTACCAGCGTCGCAGGTAGCTCGCCGTCGCTACCGCTGGTCGTGCGCTTGATATAGGGGTCGTTGTAGCGCGGCACGTCGTCACCATTTCCCTACCGGACAGCGAGCCCATGGAATGCGCGTCTTGAAGTACATGAAGCAGCCGCATTTCCCGCAACGCGTCGTGCTCTTGTTGTAGAACGGACAAACTTCGCACGCCGCAAGGCGCAGCTTTGGCACTGTGCCGCGCCACCGAAGCGCGTCGATCTGGCCAAGTTGGAAGCGATACAGGATGCCCGCCCACCGATTCAGTCGCTGGCGGATGAAGCGGGCAATCCATATCGCAAACTGACGCACTTCTTACGTGCTCGTGCCGGTCAGCGTGTACTTGAACCCGAGCAGGTCGCCAGCGAGCAGGCCAGTGCGGCCGGCACTGAACGCCGCTACCGACACCAGCACGCCAGTTACGGCGCTCTTCGCACTGGCCGACACGATCGCCAGGCCGTAGACGGTCGTTTGTCCAGGCGTACCCACCGTGATGTTGGCTGGCGAGGCCGTGTTGCTGATCACGCCGCCGCTCGATCCGGCCTGTACCCACTGCTGCCGAGTCGTCTCGGTGTAGTTGGTGAACTCGGTCTGCGCCGCCACCCAGGTCGCGTGCGTCAGCGTGTTGACCGGCGCGACGTTGGCTGCGTAGGGGGCGACGTACAGGTTGGCGACGACCGCGCCGCTGGCCAGTCCGCCAGCGAACAGGTAGTCGATACCTTCGAGCGTGACGAGGTTCGGCGTGACCTGTCGGTCCTTGCCGTTCAGCGTGTGCTCGACGCAGCCGCCGATGATGAACTTCTGCTTGGGGAACAGCAGGCCGGCCTCGGTATATTCGTAGTGCCGGTTTCGCAGTGCCCGCAAGAACTCTGAAGCGTGACGTTGAGCGATCATGTCCATTTTCCTTCGGGGCACTTGTTCCCCGGTAGCCTTGCAAAGAACCCGACCCAGCATTGGCACCCTTTCGGGCTAGAACACCGGAGTTTTTTGTAGAACTCACACGACTTGCAAACCTCCAACCTAGATCTGTATTCCATTCCGCACCACCGTTACCGCAGCTGTATCGGAGAACGACAGCGCAGACTTCTCGGTCGGCGGCTGCATCGCGTAGACCGCCTGACGCACGCCACGCGTTTCGCGATAGAACGCCGCGGCCTGCGAGCCGCTGTCCATCGCGTACCGCCCTTCGGTGATTGGCAGGATCGAACCGTCAGGCCGACCGATGCACTGTACGCCGTTGGTCGAGATCCACGTCGGCAGCGGCTGTGCTGGCAGCTGCAGCTTCGGGTCGAAGGCCGAACCGGGCACGTACACCAGCGAGCCAGGCACGACGCCGGCATGATAGGCAATGACGCTGTTCGCCAGCGCAGGATCTGCGCCAGCCAGGAAATAAGTCGCGTCGCCAGCGCCGACGAAGACGCCGGTCATCGACGCCTTCTTCATCGAAGGGACCATCAGGTCGATCACGTCGGAAAACAGGACGTAGTCTTCACTAGCATCCGTCTGACCGAAGTACAACGACTCGGACCAGCCGAGCATGTTGCCGACCGTGAAGAACAGCCGACCTGCGGCGAACGCAGCGATGTCGGCAGCCGGCACGCGCGATAGGAACTGCGACCCGAGCGGTTTGCCGTACGCTCCGCGCAGTAAGGTCCAGCTCGTCGTGCCGACCGGCAGCGTCGCGACGTACAACAGTTCGAGCCCACCCGGCCGCGTCGCATAGACGTTGATACCAGCCACGTTGCTTTCATGCGGCTGTGGAATCCCGCTCAGCAGGATGCCGCCGCCTTCAGCCACGTCGAGGCTCACAGCCAGCCCGGTGCCGGACTCTTCGCTGAACTGATCGACGTAGGTGATCGCGATCTGGTACGCGCCCGCATCGAGCCCGCCATTAGCAGACTGCGAAATCGACGGCTGCCCCGCAGGGCATTCGACGCCCCAACGCCGCATGCTGTCGTTGGTCATGTCGACCTTGATCGCGACGTTACCGTCCGATGCATACAGGTACTGATTGACTTCGGCGTACGCCATGCGGCTGTCGATCGCGAAGCCGGTATACAACTGCACCGGAGTTTCACCTGGCGTGTAGTGATAGAGCTTGGGGCCAGTGCGGTAGACCGCGTAGCTCCCGTTGCTCCAAAAATTCGAAGCACCGGCAGCCAGCGCGATCTGCAGCGTAGACCCAGCACGCCGTCGCACTTTACCGGAAGGGTAGATATCGACGTTGACGCCGCGGCGCATCGAGCCGCCCGGCACGGAGTCTTCTCGCGCTACGTTGTGCGAGCCTCGCGGCCAGGGGCCAAGTGGGACGAGATCGCTGTCCTTTGGCCGTTCCATGTCACCACTCCATCGCGATCACGCCGGACGCGCGACGCATGCGACGCAACGATACCGCGCGCTCGACCACATCGAGCTTGAACTTCTTCTCGAAGTACTCAGCTCGCTCCATATCGACGCAGTCAGCATCCTGCTTGGAGTAGGCCAATGCTTTCATCTTGGTCAGCAGCAACCGCTGATCTTCCGTGTCGGTCATCAACAGCGGGATGCCGGCAGCCATCGGCGTGCCCGGCACGATGTCGCACTGGATCTCGATCGTGTCGTCAACAGTAGGGGTCGGGACCAGGCGCAGCGCATGGGCGTCGTAGTCGCGCACGTAGTTGCGTGGCAGGCCGGTGTCGGTAAAGAAACCGGGCGTCACCGTTGCCACCATGCCGTAGTCATCGCGCGGCGCGTACAGCGCTTGGTTGGCGTTCTGCGGCAGCAGCGTGTTGCCGGCAGTCACCATCCGCGCACTGCGAATGTCGAGCACCGACTTGGGCAGGCGAACGACCTGCTGCGTGGCCACGACCGGGAGTCGAATGAGACGGTACAGCGTTTGAACCTGCTTCGCGACTGCGTCCACCGCTTCCGTCATGTAGCGGTAGACCTCGCGTTCTTTCCAGAGATTCTCGCTGTCGGGATTGTCGGCGTCGATACCTTCCAGCGGATCGGACACTTCATCCCGAAAAACTTCGTTCAACTCGTCGGTCGTGGTCGCGAGCATCGATTACGCCGCCTGTGCGAACGCCACGCCGGACAATTTGACCAGCAGCACCCGGCGCAGATCGCGCACGGACACGCCTTCGAGTTCCTTGCTGTTGATGTTCTGCTGGCGCGCGATCGCGCGCAGCCCTTCGAGCGAGTCCGCACCAAGCACCTTCATGACTTCGATGGCGTTCGGATGCAGCTGGACGTCGTCGCCGCTGCCCTTGACGGTCATATAATCCTGCCACGCAGCGCCAATTTCCGAGTCTGTCAGCTCGAAGCCGAGCCGGTCGACCATGACAGCAGTCTTGGGGCGCCCGCCAGCAGTGAACTGTTTCGAGTTGTTTTCCTTCGCGATCACTTCCATCGCGAGGAAGATGATGGAGCGGCGCAGGTCGCCCTGGAACTCGACTTTAGCCTTGGCCAGATCCTCGAACAACGGCGCGTCGTCCGGATGGGTCGGCACGCAGCCGGCAGCCATTGCGTCGGTCACCGCGTCGTTTGGAACCGGCCGCGGCTCCTTCGCCTTGAACAGAATGATGTGTCCCTTCGTTGTTGCGAGCCGAAAGGTTCTCAGCGAGATCATTTCGATTGACATAACGCGCTCTCCATATTGAAAAAAGGGGCGGGATTCCCCGCCCCAATGGTAGTGCGCCCGCTTGGCCGTATCAACCGAAGGATTCGTTAGCCCGCCCGACGACGACGTATTCCGCCGACACGATGGTTTCACCGGCCGTGGCGTCGCCGCCAGTCTGCGTCGGAGTGATCGTGAGCGTGCCGCCGCTCGGGTAGTACGTCTGCAGGTTCGACACCGTCTCCGCGCCCGTCGACTTGAGGTCGACGCCGTTGATGAAGGTCGTCGTACCGTCACTGACCGACATCACGGCGGTCGTCACGGAGTTGAATGCCGTGATGGTCTGCGCAGTGAGTTCGCGCAGCAACGCACCAGGCGGCAGGCCGATCGTGACCGTGTTGCCCATGTCGCCGATGACGATGTCAGCAAGCGCAACGACCGGCCACTGACGGGTATCGATTTTCCGAGTGCTGCTCATATTGGTTCTCCGTCAGATTGCCGTATCGCAGCTCATGACGCCGAAGTCTTCGACGCTTTGAGCGTAGATACTGTAGAGCTGCGGCTTCAGCAGGCCGAAGATCTTGCCCACTGCGATGCCGGGTGAGTTGCCGTAGTCGAAGTACTTCTCGTCCCACTCTGCCATGCCGATGTCGGCCAGGCCGAGCGCCTGCGCACCGCAGAGCGAAACGCGCTGTCCGTCGATCGCCTCGCCGGCACCCCACTTACCAACACCCGAGGTCGCGCCCTTGGTGTTGAACACATGGCGATACTCGAGAATGTTCAGGCCGTCGACGTAGATACCGCGCTTGCCGCCGTGCGGGGTGCCCTTGAAGATCGGGTTGCCTTCGCCGCGCTCCTGGGCGTGACGCCACGCCAACAGGAAGTCACTGTCCTGCTTGAGCTTGGCAATGCCCTGCGGGCACATGAAGACGTTGAACATTTCGATGCCGTCTTCGGTGCGGATCGGCCGGATGTACGCGTCGACCGCTGCCGCCTTGAGCTGCACCAGCATTTTCCACGATGGCGTGTCAGCCGGATCGACTGCTGTGGTGTCGCCAGCCACGAGGCCGCTCGTTGCGTCCCAACGGAAGTAGCGATTCGTCGACGGAGCCTTGACATCGGCCGCGAACGACAGAGAGTTGAGCTGCGAACCGACGCGAAGCGCGCCGTTGTTCTTGTACGCGAAGGAAACGCCAGCGAGGGCCAGGAAACCGAGCTGGTCGCTACGGTCCGCGATCCAGTAGGTCAGTTTGTCCTTGGCTTCGCCGCGGAACCGAACGACCGACTTTTGCTGGGCCAGCTTACCCTTGTTGCGATGGGCGTGGCGCAGCTGGTCGAGCTGGATGACGGTGTCGTGCGACGCCAGCGCCTCTTCGTTGCCTTCGAGGGTGTTGTCGCCAACCACGCCGTCGCCCTGCGCATCGGACACCAGGGTGAGGACCGCTCGCGCGCCGTCCTTCGTCTGACGCAGCTCGGTAATACGCTGCACCATCGAATTCGACGAGTCGCCCGCGAACGACATGAGGAACGACTTGTTGCGGCCTTCTCGCCAGAAGTCGCGTGACCAGGTGGTCAGCTGTTCGCTGGTGAGTGCCGCGAAATTGGTCAGTGCCATTTGAGGCTACTCCGCATAAGAAGAAAAAGACGTGCGAGCCAGGCTCGCGGTTCTTTCTTTCGTGGCCCGATAACGCTGGCCTTGCGGAGTACGCAGATTGAGCGGTCTGCTAGCGCTTCCGTTTTAACGACCCGGATAGTCGATGGCGCGGACACTAGCACCGAGGGGGCTTAGGCGCAAGCCCCCTCGATTTAGTCGATTACCCAGCGAAGTTATCGCCGCGCAGCTCGCGTCTTTTCGACTCCGGCAGCGCCTCGAATTCCTCGTCGGTCATATCCTCGACCGACTTGGCAGCCGGCTCTTTCGCCGGGCCTTTACTGCCCGGCTCTGGCGGTGACTTTCTCGCCGCTTCGAGATTCTTCTTCACGTCAGTCGGCTTCTTTTGAGGCCCCTTTGCAGCAGCCGCCGCAGGCACCGGCCCGAAAACGTCCTGCTGAAACAACAAGGCACACGCACGGCGTAACGCAGCCGTTGGCGACAGGCCGGCCTTCTCGTACGCACCCACCTGGAACTCAAGCTCAGCCACCACCGTTTTGTCGAACTCCGGCGACTCCGGGTTGACCTGCGGTACACGCCCCTCCATCTGTTCCAGCATGAAGTTGTAGGTGTTGTTCTCGCTGAGCGCGAACGCCTCCTGGCGCGAAATCAACTGCGTTTCGATGCGCGAGATCTTGCGGTTATTGGTGTCGATCTCGCGCTGCAGTTTCGCAGCCTGCGCAACGTCGCCGTCAGCGCGCGCCTTCTCGACGTCTTCATACAGCTTGTCGAGCGACGCGTTGATCGTCTCGATCTCGGTTTTGTCCTTGGCCGTCGCTTTCACTAGCTCGCTTTCGGTCTGCGCGAGCTTGACGCCCATTTCCTTGCGCTGGTCGACGACCTCCTTGAAGCGGCTGTACGGTACGGTCTTTTCCGGTTTGGCAGCTTTAGGATCGGGAGTTTCTTCCTCTTCTTCCGTTTCCTCTTCCGTCTCGGCGTCGTCGGAAACTTCGGAAGTGGATTCTTCCTCGTCCTCTTCTTCCGTCTCTTCCTCTTCTTCCGTTTCGGCGCCGTCTACCGGCAAGAACTTACCGTCAGGGCCGCGCTTGCGCGCGCCGCCTTTGTCGGTAGCCTTGTCATCGACTTTATCATCCTTCTCGACGGCGGCAGGGCTTTCCACCTTGTCGCCGCGGTCGGCCTTGGACGTGTCAGCATCCGGGTCGGGGTCGGTTACGAATTCGAACTCTGCATCTTTGGCCATGTGCTATCTCCTGGCTGCGGGTTTGTTTTTCTGCGCATCGAGCGTCTCCCGATGGCGCATACCTTCGTGCTTCACTTTCGTCAGATCCACGGCGATCTTTTTGTCGCCTTGCTCACGCTGGACATCGAGCTTCTCGCGATCGAGCGCGATGCGCTTCTGCTCGGTCGCATGATCCGATGCGATGCGCGTAGTCTCGACGCGCTCGTACGCAGCATCCGGATCTCGCCCAGCCTCGCTTTCGGCCTTTTCCGCACGCGCTACATTGAGCCGCGCCGCGCCCGACTCCTTCTCGATCTTGGCTTTGTTCAAAGCCGCCGCGTCTGCCTGTTCCTGCTCAGCTAGCTGCTGCTGACGCTCCTGGTCCTGCACCGAATCGCCCTTCATGCGCTGCACGACGGAGTTCGGCGCACCACTCAGCTCGATCATCACGTCGTCCGGCACCTTGATGCCGAGCTTGCGCAGCTCGACCATCTGCTTGAACTCGCCTTCGCTCATAGTGGCGCGCGACGGCGACGGCACCAGCACGGTCGAATACTTGCCGCGAGTCACGTCGTTCACGACCTCGCCTTCCGGCGTCGTCTGGTTGACCGTCGTCGTTTTGATGTCTGGACGGTAGGCCGAACCGCGGTTCACCATCAACACGCGCGTCTCAGTGTAGTACTCCTGCCACAGCGACTGCGCTCGCAGCGCCAGCATCTGCTTGGAGCGGTGCAGGTTCGACAGCGGTCCGGCGAAATTGACGTCGCTCGCCGCCTGGTTCGACTCGATCGCCTCGCCAGCCACGTCCTCACGCGCGAAGCCGCGCGCACTCTGCGGCACGCCAGCCAGGTCGCGCATGATCTTGTCGGCCTTGAACGACAGCCGATCGTGCCCTTGCGGCACCTGATTCGGCTGGATTTTCTCCATGTTCGCAATTTCGTCCAGCTCGAACACAGCTCCAGTCTTGGAGCCGGACGCTTCCAGCTCTTCGATCGTCATGTTCTTCAACGCACCAACGCGGATCTTGATGCCGCTGTTCGCCGTCGTGTTGATAATATGCAGCTCTTGCGACGTCACCTTGTTGAACAGCTCCTGCGGGTCCAACAAATCCTCGACCAGTCCGCGCGCCACGCCGTCAATGAACTCGGGGAAGAATGGAACGATGGTGTAGTTCTTGTACGGCAGCTCTTCGTCGTGCAGCAACAGCGTATCGCACGTTACCCGGTCACGCAGCGTCTTGACCTTGCGATGCATCGTACCGAGCCCTTCAGTGCGGCTCAGCACGTCGGCGATCTTGTTCCGGTCCCACTGCGTCGGAATCTCGGACGTATCACCTGTTTTCATATCGATGAACACTTCCCGGCGCACCAGCTCGAAGTACTGACGCTCGATCAAGCGGTAAGCGCGCTGCAATTTCTTATCCGTCTCGCCGATGTGCGAGTAGTAGTACGGCAGCTGCGACAGAGTCTGCGCCATGAACTTATCTTCGTAGCCGTACCACTGCGGCATGTCGGAGTAGGACAAGTCCTTCACCGCGGCCTTGCCGAACATGTGCTCGAGATCAAGCATGTTGACCCAGCGTGCGTAGTGCAGCTGCGGCCATGTTTCCGTATCGTAGGAGTCGATCGTCGGGTCAAGAATGACGTCCTGGCTGCGCGGGCGCATGATCTTGATCTGCCCCTGCATCTGGTGATCGAAGTCCATACGAATGTCGTAGTACGCCCGGCCAGTGATCAAGCCAGCCTGGTAGATATCAGACTCAAGGAAATCCAGGTTGTTTTCGCCTTGCACCGACAGCCAGAGCGTGTCTTGGATCTCAGCAGCTGTCGCATCAGCGTCGTGCGTCGGCGCGAAGCGCACATCGTTACGCAGCGCGCGCTGGATGCCCTTCATTACCCGGACCAGGCTGGCGATCGTGTTGAACGACAAGTGCGGCCGGTTCGCCAGGTCCAACTTGGCGACGTCGCCATCCTTCCACTGCTGGTTGCGCCAGAAATCAAAACAGCGTCGCGCAGTTTCGATCCACTGGTGATGTCCGTTGTCGTACGAAAACCGATAGTTTTCGTATTCGCTTCGCGCAGTGTCGCTGTCGAATGCCATGTCTACGCCGCCATATGTGAGGGGTGAGTTTCCGACTTGACCTTGAGTTTATCTTTCCAGCTCTCTGTTTTCTTGGCCTGCGCGGGCCTGCGCGGTAGAGACAGATTCATTGAAAGGCGAGCACCCCAGGCGAGCATATCGACGCAGTCGTCGTGCGTACCATTGGGAAAGCGTAGCAGCTCCCGCTCCACGTCGTCATAAGTGCCTGGTTTGACACCGTCGTAGCTGAAATACAGCCGGTGCTGCTGGGTGCGCGCCTGTAGCGGCCGAGCGCGCGTTTCCTTGTCCTCGATCGGCACCAACGTCTCGTCCACCGAGACGTACAGTCGCTTCTTGTCGAGCAACGCCTTGGTAACCGGCCAGATCGCCTCGTAGATCGCACCGCGCTCGCCAGCAAACACTTCTGGATGATACGTCTCAACGACCGACACGATGTTGGTCGCAATCTCGTTGGTCGACCACCGCCCGCGCCGCGCTTCAAGCAAAAACAACTCGTCGTCGCAGGTCAATGCAAATACACCACCGACCGTCCAGTCGCGGCGCGTACGCTTGCTGATCGCGAAGTCCCAACAAGTGAATATGCGGCACCCTTCCCATCGATCCTTGTGCAAATGCTGATAACGGAAATCGGAGCGCTTAAAGAAATCGCCGTCATCCGGCGTCGGATTCTGCTGGTAGAGCGCCGACCAGATCTGGCGGTCGGTCGTGTTGCGCAGCGTCGTCAGCGCATTGAGCGAGTAGCGTTCGGAGTGCAGCGCGTCGCCGGCGCGACGAAGCAGGCGCGCAGTCTCCATTTCCTCTTCCGGCAACGAGCCAGTGAAGATCGAGCCGTCAGCCAACAGATGCTCGTCGTGCTCGGCGATCGCCGGATAGCTGACGACGTCCCAACGATCCAGCTCGACTTCCGGCACGCCGGCCTTACGCAGCTCTTCCTCTTTCGAAAGGATGCGACCAGCCAGGTCCAAGTCGTGCCAGCGAGTTTGTATCAGCAAAATGCCAGCCCCAGGCGCGGCACGGAGACGAAACACGGACTGGTACCAGGCGTACGTCGCGTCGCGAATCGTTTCCGACTGCGCCGCTTCGTAGTCCTTGATCGGGTCGTCGATAACGCCGATGTTGTAGCCCTTACCGGAAATACCTACGCCGACACCGGCTGCGATGTACCCGCCGCCCTTCGTTGTCTTCCACGACTCGACGCTCTGACTATCCTGACGTAGCTGAACGCCATCAAAGATCGCCGTGTATTCCTCGTCGCGAATACGATCACGAATGTTGCGGGAGAACTCAGCCGGCAGCGATATATTGTAACTAGCGCCGATAACGCCCCATTCTGGATGTTTGCCAATCGCCCACGAAATGAAGGAGTCCGACGTCAGCGACGACTTGCCATGTCGCGGTGGCATGCAGATGATCAGGCGCGGCGACTTGCCTTCTTCGACATCCTTGACGAATTTCTCGAGGCGACGCGCGATGTCCTGATGGACCCAGCCAGGCTTGTAGTCCTTGAAAAACAGCGTCGTGAAGTAGATCAAGCTGCGCCGCGCCAGCTCGCGCCGCGCCAGCTCGACCTGAATCGCGTCGGCGCTCGTCTTGACCTGCTTGACCTGCTTCGGCTCGACCAGCAGTCGAACCTGCTCTTGCGTGCGGCGCTCTACCGGCGCGCGCTCAGCCGCGTAGACCGCGGCAACGATCTCCGGCGTCGCATAAGCGTGGAATCGCCGATAGAGCGTAAGCGTGCCTTCGCTCTGCTCGCACAGACTGCAGAAGTCCATGTAGAGCAGCTTCGGCTTGGAAGCGAAGATACGGAACTGGTCGAGTGTTCTCGCTTCACCGCAGGCCCGGCATGTGAATTCAAGAACGTCCGACATCGTAGAACTCGACGTCGATGACGTTGCCAGCACCAAGCAGCTTGACCAGATCCGGCGTCGATATGGTCTTCATGTTCTTCTGCACGACTTCGATGCTAGCCTTCAGGTTGATGTC